AGGCGTTACAGAAGTGAGCGGTTTAGTTACCGGCATCACTAAAGTAGCTGGCAAAAGATTCTATAAGTTTGAGGTGCCAAGAGCAACCGCAAATACAAGTTCAAATGCAACTGCATCCGAAGAGAATGGATCAGTATTTTATACCCATCAAGTAGTATTCCCTCTAAATAAAAGAGATTCTACAACTGCAAACATTGTAAGAACATTAGCTAAAAACAAGCTAATTGCAGTTACTTTAGATATGGACGGAGTATATCGCATGTATGGTCAAGCAAATGGCCTTTACTTAGCATCTACTGAAAGTGGATCTGGTACTGGTGCTGGCGATCGTAACGGGTACAACATCACATTGACTGGTGTTGAGAAAGATGATTTTTTACAAGTGTCTAATGCAGTAGGATTGGCACTTGAGACTGCTGGGTAATTTTACCATAGTAGTACTTAATTATGCCCTACCTACTTTGTGTGGGTAGGGCATTTTAATTTTTATAACATGTTACACATATACAAAGGCATTGACAATAATTTAATATTTACCGGCTTAGAATTGGCAACAATTTCCAACCCGAAATACTTGTTTATTTTCACAAGTGCAACAGAAAATTGTGTTACATTTGTAGGTACAAACATAAGCACAGATGCAAGGTATCAAAAGGTACTTGTATTGAAGTCTGTCTTTGATTGCAAAGAGAGTGGCACTTGGAGGTATAAGATTAGAGAGCAAGCAAGCGCAACTAACACTAAAGAGAGTTTGAGCGGTGCGATAGTAGAAGAGGGATTTATGTATTTACATGATGAAACCGATTGTACTCAACCAGAGTACAACGAGCAAGATAACGAATTTAAAACTTATACAAGTGAGCAATAAATATCAATTAATAAACATTCAGTTTGATCAAGCGCAGCAGCCTAGATTTGAAGAGAAAAAAGGCAAGAATTATGTTGAGTTTGGTGCTAAAAACAATTACCCAAACTACTTAATTGAGTTGTATGGTGAGTCACCTAAGCACGGAGCAATTGTTAAAGGCAAAGTAAACTACATTTTTGGCAAAGGCTTTGAAGGTGTAGAACAAAAAGCCAATTCACAAGGCGAGACTTGGAATCAAATTATGAAGCGCTCAATCTTAGATGATGAGTTGCAAGGTGGCTACTACTTACAAATCATTTACAATGCTTTGGGTAAGATCAAAGATGTATTTCATATTGAGTTTCAAAAAGTAAGAGTAAGCAAAGACTTACAAACATTTTATGTTAAAAATGACTGGACTGCAAGCGACTTTAAAGAGAAAGCAAGAGAGTACCCAGCATTCAATCCAAACGATCCTAGTGGCCCACAAATATTCTTTGTAAAGCAATACAACCCTAAAAGCGATGTATATCCTTTGCCGAGTTATTTTCAAGGCTTAAACTATATTGAGAGTGACATCCAAGTAAGCAGACACATTTTAGGCAATGCAAAGCACAACTTTGTAGCTACTAAATTGATTAACTTTAATAACGGCCTACCTCAAGAAGAGGAGCAACAAGAGGTCGAGGCAGACTTAAAGCGTAAGTTTGCAAACCATGACGGAGATCGCGTGGTGATCGCATTTAACCCATCTAAAGAGAATGCAGTTGACATTGTTGACTTAGGTGAGACAAGCTTAACAAAAGAAGATTTCACCAATGTCAATAATTTGATCATGCAAGAGATTTTCTCTTGTCATCAAGTTACAAGTCCGATGTTATTTGGTATCAAGACAGAGGGCCAATTAGGTGGCAGAAGCGAGATTCGTGATGCTTACCAGATATTTCAAAATACTTATGTAAACGAGCGCCAGCAAGAGCATGAGCAAACATTCACTACATTAATGAATTTAGCCGGCATTGAGGGCGAGTTTAAGATCGTACCAGTTGAGCCGTTAAGCTTTGAATTTAGCGAGGCGGTGATGTCAGCTAATATGACAAGAGATGAAATCCGTGAGAAATTAGGATTACAAAGTTCGGTTGTAACAGATGCTAGCGGTGTAACAACACAACCAGTACAAGCAAACGCAACTTTGACTAACTTAAGCGGTCGCCAACACCAAAACGTGATGCGCATCGTGCGTCAATTTGGATCTGGTAAGATTAACAAAGCACAAGCAGCTTTAATGTTAAAGAATGGCTTTGGCTTTACAGATGCAGATGTTGACACGTTTTTAGGTGTGGATGAAGATCCATCAACAGAGCAAGCTTTTGCATCTATGCAAGACGATTTGCTAGTGAATGAGTTTGCAGCATGTGGTGATAGTGTAGAAGATTTTGAGGTGGTAGAAACGCATGACGCTAAAGGATACGAGCAATTTGCAGATGAAGAGGTTAATGTGCTTAAGGCAAATGTGCTTGATTTGATCAGCAAAGATAAGCGTGTGACACCAGAGGTGATGGCTAAGGTGTTAAATAAAAGTGTTGAGCAAATAGATAATGCACTTGAGGCGCTAAAGCTTGAGGGGTACTTAACGCAGACCGGTGAAGCGATAAGTATTTTAAACCCCAATTATACACCGGTGGTGAGACAATTAACAATGCCACTTAGCAATATTCCGGGCAGTGACAAGACAACTAAGACCGAGGTGTTGCTAAGATATACTTACTCTGGACCAGAGGATAGTAAAAATAGACCATTTTGTGCAAGGATGTTGCAACTGGCTAAGACTAAGCTTTGGAGCCGTGCAGACATAGAGAGTATCAGTGAGCGTTTAGGGTATTCTGTTTGGGATCGCAGAGGCGGATGGTTTACGGAGCCAAACGGCAATCATAGACCATATTGCAGACATAGATGGCAAGTTAAAATAGTAACTAGAAAAAAATAAAAAATGAGTTTAAACGTACTTTTTATAACAGAGACACTTGTCAAAAGTCGCACCGCTATAAGTGACGCGATTGACGGCAAGCAAATCTTGCCAGTGATCAAGCTTGCTCAAGATAAGTTTATATTGCCAGCTTTAGGATCTGGACTTTACAATAGATTACAAGAAGGTATTGACATTGGCAATTTAAGCCAAGACGAAAAGAACTTACTTGATAATTACATCACAGACGCTTTGCTTTGGTTTACAATTGGCGAGATGGTGATCAGCACTAGCTTTCAATTTTTTAGTAAAGGCGTGATGCAGAAAGGTGCAGAAGAGAGCAACAACCCATCTAAGGGCCAGCTTGAGTTATTGGAGCGCAAGTACATGAGCAATGGCGAATTTTACAAGCAAAGATTGATTGACTATCTAAGAGAAAATAGCACCATGTTTGCGCAATACTTACAATATGGTGACGGATTTGATGCTATTGCGCCACAGATACAAGCTTACACATCGCCTATATTTTTAGGCAGAAGAGGTACTACACGCAAAGTTAGCAATCTTGATTTGCCATATAATTTTAACAATCCTTATGAAGATACGCAGTTATAAACGCGAGTTTGTTGAGCGAGTAAAAATGAAATTTAATGACATACAATCAAGTAATAACGGAACTAAAAGCAATACTGGCAACGCACGCGATGATAAAAAGCATCAAGAATGCAACGCCAAGAGAGTGGCTATTCGCAGATAGTCAGCCAGTATTTCCTATTGCTTGCTTAGCAATTAACAACGGATCTTTAAACGTAGGCCGTGAGCAAGTGTATAATATCACTTTATGGTTTTTGGATAAGGCCGGAGTTGAGGGTGAGTTTGAGCAAGATGTAACTAGCGATCAGTTGCAAATATGCGCTGACATCATAAGCAAGTTAAGGAATGGCGCAAACGATTGGCAGATTGATGACAATATAACATATAATTTAATACTAGATAAGTTTGAGGACTATTTGAGTGGTGTTGAGGTAAGCTTTAACATGATCACTTATTCCGAATACGATGCTTGTGATATACCATTAAACCCATAATAAAAATGAGTTGTAATTCTACAAGCGCTGATTTAAGACCGGCGCAATACAATGTAAAGATTTGGCGCAATGATAGCTGGGCGCAGACCTTTGCTTTATTAGCAGACACTACGCCTATTGACTTAAGCGGTTGCACTATTTTAATACAAGTAAGACCGACACCAGCAAGTAGCGTGGTGGCTTTGACTTTATCTACTGGCA